GTAGCAAATCCTGGAACATATAACATCCAATTCTCAGCACAATTAGAAGCTGATGGTGGTGCTGACAACGTTTTTATCTGGTTTAAAAAGAACGGAACAAACATAGCTGGTTCAGCATCAGAGGTTGAATTGGATAATAATAAAGAAAACATAATGACTGTTAATATTCTTGATACTGCGGTTGCGAATGACTATTATGAAATAGCTTGGCAGAACGCGAATAATAATGGAAGATTATTATATCAAGCAGCAAGTGGTAACGTACCATCAACACCATCAGTAATTGCAACAATAACACAAGTAAGATAATATGGATTATAACGTTATTGCACCCATCATAAAAGATACCATTCAGGATGTACTATCACAAAGAGTATATCCTTTTGGATTTGCCAAGTATAGAGGATTAAGTGATAAGGTTGCAAGTGGTAAATTAAAAAATAGTGTACAGGTAAATGTTATACCATCTGACACAAAACCAGTAATTCAAATACTTATGGAGGATTATTGGGTTAATGTACAAAATGGTAGAAGACCTAAACCTGGTTATAATAATAGAAGGGCGGGTCAAGGTGGTGGAAATAGTCCATTCTTAAATAACTTAATGGAATGGATTAAGAATAGAGGATTACAGGGAAGAGACAAAAAAGGAAGATTTATAACAAGAAAAAGTTTTGCTTTTGCAATAAGAACAAACATAAATAAATTCGGAATAAGACCAACAAATTTTTTAGATACTACATTTAATTTATTGGATACTGACCAAAGAATTATAGAGGCTTTAGGTCAGGAAGGTTTTGACGAATTAGTAAACTCAATAGAAGGAATATAATATGTCATTTGGTTATCATACATTATACAGTAACGGGTTAAATAGTAACACGCAACTTAGAAGAAGTGCGGATATGATTTATCAAAGAGGAGGAACTTATGAAGTTGTCCTAACAGGAAACACTTACATACCATCGATGGAATTAGATGTTGATTTATATTCTAACGACAGTAAAGTTGGAAGAATGACACTTGTTCCATATGATACAACACAATCAGGTGCAACTTTTACATATCGTTTTAATATAAGACCATATGATTATTTATCCAATTTTGTACAGACACAACATTATCAAAATTATTATTTAAATGATTGGTACTCAACAACAGAACTAATCAATTGGAATAATCCATATCCAAATAATATTAAAGCTAATTTTAAGTATGGTTACAAATATGTAACAGGAACAACTTTAGTTACTGAATATAGTGGTTCACCTTCAAATGATTTGGACCATTATACCGCAATTCCATTCTGTGCAACAAGTACAGGATTTACCGCATCGGGATTCACCAATACAGGTGAATATTTTGATTATGTGGGTGGTAGTCTACAAATGGGTAGAGAGAAGTTCTATCTTCCAAACTTTGACCAAGAATTAGGTTCCGTAGTTGGAACTGGTTTAACAATCAATACACTTGACACTTATAGACGATTGTCGCCTATGTCACAATTTTTGATGGATTATCCAACACTACCTGAAATGAGTGAAACAGCAAGGTTTTTAACCGATGCTCCACGCATTCAGACTATACAAGAACACGAAAATTATGTATTATATTATTTAAACGGACAGACAGGAGATAGACAATTTATTGAAGCTGACTATGCGGTCTTTGAATTTTTTGATGAAAGTAATACTCAAATATCAGGTACCTATTTTGAACAACAATTAAATTTTAGTGGTACAACATATGAAAGTCCAACAGGATTTACCGATAATTTAAGAGTGTTTGCTTTACCGTGTGGACCAAAAGATATAACAAACATATTTGCAACAATTGATTTTAGTCAAGTTGCTTATTATAGAGTACAATTGTTTTACGCTTGGCCAACAAATTCAAATACAAATAGAGTTACTCTTGGTCCAATAGGTCCTGTATCTGAAGCTTTCTACTTTTATCTATATGATAATTGTGGACCTGAAGATACAAGATTATCGTTTTTAAATAATCGTGGAGGATATGACTATTATACTTTCACAAAGTATAGACAGGATATAAAAAAGATAACAAGACAAACATATGATAATAGATATTATGCTACCAATCTTGCTTCTCCCGACAGAAATTTGGGTAGAACTGTCAAAACATTTGATACAGATGTTGAAAGAGAATTTGTATTAGAAAGTGATTTTCTATCTGAACCGATGGGAAACTGGTTGGAACAATTATTCTATTCACCTCAAGTTTACGAGATGAAAGATGATTACATCTCACCATTAGATAGACAAGATAAAGTATATAAAGATTTAAGACCAATTCAAGTGTTATCAACTGAGGTTGAAACGATAAACGTTAAACACAAGAAATTAAACAAATACAGAATAACTTGTAAATACGCAGATGGTTTCTTCGTAAATAAAGGATTTTAATATATGTCGCAACAACAACAAACTGTACTTAGGGTACAAACAAATAAACCAAGTAGTATTACTGTTACAGGTGATACAAGTTTATCTGTGTATCTAAGGTCAACTACAGGTATTACTGTTTCAGGTTCAGGTACAACAGCCAATCCATACACTGGTTCGTTTCCGTCATCAAGTTCATATATAGAATTTCAAGCAACAGGAAATGGAATTTTATATTATGATGTAAATTTAACCAATCCAGGAATTGGATTGAACTATCTCCAAACATTTGTTAAACATCCTGCTGACACATTTTATAGAACAATCTTTACTTCTTTTGCAGGTAATGATAGTGCAAGTTTTAATATTTTAGATGGTGATATTATTGCTTTCAAACAAGGTAGTACAGATGGTGCTACTTATGATGTATATTTTGTAGGTGATGGAACAAGTACAACATATTCACCAAATGAATATGATTTTTTAGATTTATATTCTGATATTCCAATTACAATTAACAAATCGTTTGCAGAAATTCAAGATATTGGTAAAAGAAATTCTGATTATTCTGTTGGTGTAAGATTACCTGGTTCTAAAAAGAACAATAGATTTTTTGAGAACTTCTTTAATGTTGACCAAACATCATTATACTTTGATGCAACCGCGAAGGTTCAGTGTCAAGTTTTAATTAATGATGAAAGTTATTTTAATGGTTATATGAAACTCAATAGAGTTTCAGTTCAAAATTCAAAAGTAGAATATGATATTACATTATATTCAAATATTGCAGACCTTTATGGTAAGATTGGTAACAACTTATTAAAGGATTTAAATTTTACCGATGTTGATTATCACTTCAATCATACGTTTGATAGAGATAATGTATTACAATTTTGGAGATATGAAACATTAAAATCAACATCAGAAGTTCCATCCAATTATTTTTATCCTGTTTGTCATAATGGTTACAATTACCAACCATCAGGAAATACTACATCTGTATTATTAACAGGAACAACAGGAACTTCATTATATACAACAACCAAATTAGGAAGTTGGGCAAATGCATCTGCAGCATATTCTGCGGGTGTTCAGAAATATAGAATCAATTCACCTGAAGATGGATTAAGAGACAATCAACTTAAACCAGCTTTAAACATATATTCATTAATTAAACTAATATTCAAGACATATGGTTATACAATCAAGTCTGATTTTATGTCAAGTCCTTGGATGAAGTTGATATATATGTATGGATACTTCTCAAATGACACCGCAAAGTTTTCATATAAAACTCCTGCAACACAGATATTCAGTTTGGATGGTGTTGAAGTAATATGGTCAGATGATATTGAAGCATCATCAACATCAGCTTGTTCAACAACATATCCACTTACAACACATAATTGGACTTTATATGTGGTTAAAAAAGGAACAGGTACGCCAGTACTTTGTAACCAAGAAATTATATTAAATTGGAATTTCAATTTACAACCTTGTTATGGTGGTTCAATAGACTATCAACAAACAGTAACAATTCCCGCAAATACAACGGGAAGAACATTTAGTTATGTTCAAGAACAATATGTAGATTGTGGTTCAGGTTGTCCATTTCAACCTGAGTATATATATAACTTTGGATTTAATACAACATCTTCAAATGTTGGTTTATCAACAAGTCCATTAGCTTATTCACCACAACAATCAAACGCAGTTGTGGAAGTATCAGATGGTTCATATATTGACTTTAGTTTAGTTATTGACCCACAGATAAAACAAATAGACATATTATCGTCTATTGCTAAGAAATTTGGACTTTTATTTATTCCTGACCCTGAAGTACCAAATCAAATTATAATTGAACCATACGATTATTATGTGGGTTCTGGTGACATTTATGATTGGACAGACAAACTATCTTGGGATAAAGGATTTACCGTAGAACCTGTTCAAAACTTCGTGGAAAGTGAATTGATATTGACAGACTTAGAAGATGGTGATAGTGGTAACAAAGAATATAAAGATAGTAATAGTAAAATATATGGGGAGAATAAAGTTTTCAACCCAACAGAATTTAAATCTCAAACAAAGAAGATTGAAACAAGTTTTTCACCTGAGTTAATTAGAAAGTGGAATCCAAACAATAATCCCAATATTGAAAGTAATGCAGTAGGTATCCCATTAGGAATTAACTATACAGAACAATCACAAGAAATTGGAACTGCTGTAGATTGGGTTTATAAAGGAGTTAAAACAAAACCAAAGTTAATGTTTAATCTTGGTAACTTCTCACCATTCTTGGATAATCCTGCAGAAGTTTTCACCATATCAGGTGTAACAACTGCATATTTTAGAGTATCGGAAAGTAGTGGTTCATTCCCATCAGGTGGTTTAATTTCACCTGTTATTTCTCATACGATGCCGATGGGTAATCCTGATAATAATAAGATTAATAATGACAGTATTTGTATCTTATTTAATTCAGAAGAACCTACAACAATTGCGGGAGATAGTGTAAGTTTATTCAACGCATTTACATCTCAAGATATGTATAATCTATTCTACGAAAATAGAGTAGCAAACAGTTTTGATAAGAACACAAGAATGTTAGCGGGATATTTTGATTTAAAATTATCAGATATTAAGAACTTAAAACCAGAAGATATTATCAAAATAAATGAACAATATTTTACTTGGAATAAAATTGATAACTACAATTTAACTAAACCTGAATTAACTAAAGTAGAATTGGTACAATACAACTATACAAAAAAAGACTACCCAACAAGATATTTCCAATATCAATATTGTTTAGGTGATACAGGAACAACGTATAATTTTAAAACAGATTTTACAGGAACTAATAGTGTTCAAGAAAGTAAGTATTATTGGTCAATCTTATACGATTATTTTGTAGGAACTTTGGGTGGTAATGTGAGTGGTTATACAAGTTCAGTACCGTTTACAGGTACAACATATCTTCCATATTCAATTTGGGAGGTAGATGAAAATACCTATAACACAACAGGTACTGGTTACACAAATGACCCTCAAAGATATTTCTTTATTGATAGTATTGAAGAACAACCTTTAGATACAATATATAATCAGAATAATCCCGTTTGGTTAATTAATGCAACACAAAGTCAAGCAACACTTAACGTGTTTACAGGATGTACTGATTTTACAACAACGGCAGCAGCACTTGGTGTTAATGTGGCGGGTGGTTCAACAACATCCACATATAATAGTGGAGTAACCATAAACGTAACGGATACAGGTTATATTAGATATGACACATCGTCAAATCCTGAAGGAGTAACTGTTTATTTTGGTTCATTAGGTTCAACAGTATTGTCTGGTTGTGTGGATTGTGAAAGTATAAGATACGCATATCCATTTGCAGATTTAGGAAGTTGGACAGTAATAACGTGCGGTACAGCCTGTCCTTAAAGTATTTATAAATTATGAGAGGTTCAATTATAGTAACATACGATGAATTAACAGACGGATTAGGTGGTTCAGCATTTCAAGTTATAGTTAATGGATTAATTAGAAATTATCATTATACAGACACAACAAATTTATATACAACAGATATTAATGTTGGTGATACTTTTGCTTTTCTATTTGATTTTCCTGTTGGAACAAAACAATTCACATTTAATTTAACAAGAAGATGTTATACAACAGATGATACTGATGGTGATATGGGTATTATTGATGAATTAGTAACTGGATATACAACAACTACAACATCAACATCCTTAAAAATACCTTTAACAACAAATTTTACTGCTTCGGTAAGACCAGATGCATACGATTTTGAATATAGATTAGATTTTACAATTAGTAATGTTGGTCCATTACCTACAGCTACTCCAACACCAACCCCAACGGCTACTCCAACCGCAACACCCACTCCTACACCGACAGCCACGCCCACACCTACACCTACACCAACGGTAACACCTACACCTACACCGATACCTCCCTTATCATCTTTTAATCTATATATACAAGAAGGTGGATTTGGATATACAGGATATACTCAATATTCTTCAGATAGTGGTGTGACATTTACATCTAATTTAACTTTAGGTGGACCTAAAGGAACACCACCAAATTGGTATGGTTTTGCTGTTGATAAAACTACAAAATATCAAGTAGCTTGTACCGATACTAATAAAACATACACATATTCATCAGATAGTGGTACAACTTGGACACAATATTATGTTGATGGATTAATTTATAGTAATATACCAATAAAACCAAAATTAAGTAAAACTGGTAGTATAATGGCGATGATTGCTGGACCATCATCAACACTTTATGTTACAGAAAATTATGGTTCAACTTGGAGAACATCTTCAGCTGGTGGTTTAAATAATACTAATTGGGATATGTCATTAGATGGAAAATATATGATTATTGGACAACAACCAGCAGCAGGTTCAGGTTTATATTATTCGTCAAATAGTGGTACAACTTGGACTACGGCATCAGTAACAGGAACGTGGGTTAATACTGCAATATCAGATAATGGTCAAACGATGGCAGCAAGTACGTCAACAGGGATTGTTGGTTATTATACATCTCAAAATGGTGGTACATCTTGGGCTGAACCAACTTGGAATGGTGGATATACTAAACCAAATGCGACAAATACTCCTTGTGATATATCACCATCAGGACAATATGTAATTATAAACACAGGTACTTATATATGGCGTTCAACTGATTATGGTGTTTCATTTACAAGATTAGACCCATTTGGAACAACAGGTTCTGGTAGAGGTGTTTTATTTATTGAAAGTTCAGGTATTGTATTTGCGTTTAGAAATAGACCAAGTTCATCAAGTAATTTTGAAATATGGAGAAGTAATAATTTTGGAAGTACTTGGACGATGACTTACACAAAAAATAATATATCAATACAAGGATTTGATTATTCATACATTTATTAAAAATATTTATTAAGATGAGTAGAAAATATATAAGACAGATAATAAATCGTGATTTTGTCTATCCAAATAATGAAGTTTCAGAATATGATGTTGAATTAGTTCAAGAACTAAATTCAATTTCTGTTAGTGGAACTGTAACTAATTTTACTGCAACAACAGTAACATCAACAGGTATGACATTTCAACATAATTTTAGTTGGGCTTCAAATGGTGCTGAATTATGGATTAGGAATAGTGGTGTTATGGCGATATTATCGGTTCACGCGATGGTTCCAAATCAATTGTATTATAAACCTTGGAGAGTAGTTGATACAGTTAGTGTTAGTGCACCCTATCCATCAACATTTTCAGCAACAAATACATTAACAATAACACCATCACAATTTGGTTTAACAAGTTTTGTAAATGGTACATATTACTTTGAAATAAGGTTTATCGGACACCTTGCAGTGGACCCAATTTGTGTGTCATATACAATTAGTACGCTATAAATTAAAAATTATGAATATATATATAGAAATTGATAAAAATCATCAACAAGATATTGTGGTAAAAAACCATAAAGAAATTTTACTAAAGAACAGAGAATTATTTGAGAATCATATAATTGATTTTAGTTCTATTAGTAAATTAAAAGGGGATAAAGATATTTTAAGTAAATCTTTCTTAGAAGAGTTATCTCACCATATAACAGAATAATTATTATAAAACATTATGGCTGGTAAAAAAATATTTATAGAGTACGATATTGACAGTAAAGACTTAAAGATAGCCAATCAGGATACTTTATCTTTAACTCAACAACTTCGTATTTTAAAGAAAGAACTTCAAAAGGGTGATTTAAAACCTGAACAATTTGATATTCTTCGTAAAAAGATTGGTGATACTGAGGACCAGATTGCTAAGACAACTGTAAAGTCTAAGGACTTTTTTGGTGTTTTATCAACATTACCTGGCCCCGTAGGTCAATTTGGTTCATCAATTCAAGGTGCTGTAGATACATTAAAAGTTTTTAGTTCATTCTCATTTAGAGATATTAAAAATTCATTATCAGATATTGTTGATGATGTTAAAGATGTTGCAAGTAACTTTTTAGGATTAGGTGAAAGTACAAAAACTACTAAAGTTGAATTAGATAATACTTCTTCAAGTTTATCAAACGCAGCAACACAAGCGGGTGCTACGGCTGGTGCGGTAAGTAATTTATCTAATCAATATTCTAAAACTGCTGTAAATTTAGCTGCGTCTAAAGTTACTATTGATGAGGTAAATGCTGCAGTTCAAAATTTAACCAATAGTGGGTTTAATGCACAAATTGATACATTAAAAGACGCAAAAGGTGCGGTAACAGATACTGTAGTATCATATATTGATGCTAATGGTGAAATTCAATTATTAACTGAAAATCAAACTAAGGCTGCAGCATCAACTAAAGGAATGATTACCAGTATTGAAGGATTAGTTGTTGCAGAAAAACAAGCAACTTTTTGGACAACTACTTTAGGAAATACTATTAAATCTGTTTTAATTGGTACTGGTATTGGTATTGCCATCGTTGTAATTGGTACGTTAATATCTAAAATTTATGAATGGGTAACTTCAACTGAAGAAGCTGACGCAGCAAACAAAGCCCTAAATGAAACAATCAAAGAACAAGATAGATTATTGGCGGTTAACCTTAAAGCAATTGATGCGGCAACAAAACAGGCAGTATCAAGAGCGAAGATTGCGGGTAAGACTGAACAAGAAATATTTGATATACAGAAAAAGGGTGGTGAAGAAAGATTAAAAGAACTTAGAGATAATGATAATAAAATCCTCAAACAAATTGATGAGGTTTCAAAAAATACAGTTCTTAAGGAAGAAGATAAGAATAAGTTATTAGAAGATTTAAGAGCCAAGTCATTAAAATCTAATGGAGATATTATTGACCAAATCAACGCTAATGAACAAGCAAGATTAGATTTTCAAGTTGCACAAGCTGACAAATCAAGACAGCTAGCATTACAAGCACAACAAAAAAGAGAAGCTGATAACAAAGCACATCTTGCTAAAATTGAGGCGGATAACAAATCGGCTGACGAAACATTATTATTACTTCAACAAGAAAATAGTGTTTTAGTATTAGAAGGTGAAAGAAAGAGACAAGACCAAGAACTTAAAAATCAAGCTGAGAACGAGAAGAAAAAAATTAATAGTTTAGAAATATCTGAAAATAAAAAGAAAATTATTATTGCACAGATTGATGAGAAATATAGATTGAAACAAATTGATGTAGATAAGAAAAGAAAAGAAGAAGATGCAACTACAGAAAGAGAATTTCAAAGAAAATTAGAGGATATTAGAATTGCCGCAATTGAAGATACTGTTAAAAGAGATAAAGCGGAAAGAGAAGCAAAATACAATAGAGATTTAGACGATTTAGAAAGAGATAAAGAATTTATAAAATTATCAGAAGAAGAGAAGAATAAAGTACGTTTAGCACTTAGAAAAGCGTACGATATGGCTATCAAAACAATTGATGATGATAAGAAAAAATCTGACGCAGAAAAAAGACTTAAGGATTTAGACGATGAATTAAGATTTTTACAAATACGTCAAGAGGCTATCAGAGCGGGAACAAAGGCGTTCTTTGATGGTCAAAGAGAAATACTTGAAGTTTCTGAGAAAAGAGAAATTGCGGCTGCAGAAGGTAAAGAAAAAGAAATTACCGCAATTAAAGAGAAGTATGTTAAATTAAGAAGGGACCTTGACCAACAAGAGTTACTTTCTTATATGGAAATAGCTTCTCAGACCGCACAAGTTGCTTTACAAGTAACACAAGCGGTTGGTGCTGTGTATGAAGCACAAATGGCCAAAGAATTGAAAGATGCTGGCGATAATCAAGCTAAACAAGAAGAAATTAAGAAGAAGTATTTTGAGAAAAACAAGAAACTTCAAATTGCACAAGCATATATTGCAACATTCCAAGCCGCAGTACAAGCGTACTCAGCGATGGCGGGTATCCCTGTAGTTGGTCCTGTTTTAGGTGCAATCGCAGCAGCCGCAGCAATTGTTGCAGGTTTAGCTAACGTTTCAAAAATTAGAAATACACAATACGAAGGTGGTGGAACTGGTGGTGAAAATGCACAACCTGCAGGAAACCAAATGGGTAGAGGATACGCAGATGGTGGTATTGTAAGAGGACCAGGTACATCTAAATCAGATAGTATCCCTGCAAGATTATCAAATGGGGAAGCAGTAATGACAAGTGGTGCAGTAACGATGTTTGCACCGATGTTAAGTATGATGAACCAAATGGGTGGAGGTGCATCGTTTGCAAGTGATTTAAATGTAACATCACCTGACAATCCAACAAGAACAAATCCAGCGATGGAACAACAACCATTAATAATAAAAACTTATGTTGTTGAGAATGAAATGACAAATTCACAACAACGTCAAGCAAGACTTAAAGACCTTTCAACTTTATAATATGGCTAAAGGAAAATCAAATAACGCACACAAAATAAGCTTTGGTAAGAAAAAATCTCAACCAACTGGTAAAAAGTCATATGGTCCTAAAGCACAGAAACCTAAAAAGTATAGGGGACAAGGACGATAACTTTAAAACCAAATAACAAAATTTTATATTTTAATATATGAAGAAAGATAAAGTATATGAATTAAGGATTGAAGAGGATGATGAAATATCAGGTATCGATAGTATATCCTTAGTTTCAGAACCCGCAATTGAAATAAATTGGGTGGCTTTCAATAAAGTTAAACCTGAAGACTTTCATATTCCCGAAGGTGAGGATGACAAATATATCCAAAAACTTATTGCAACAGCACAAAACGAACAAGAATTATTTGATGAAGGTTGGGTTGTTGATAGTGTGGAAATATTAGATGGTAAAAATAGTTTTATTTCAACCAATCCTAACGGTCCAAGTATGGAAGATGAAAAAGAATATAACGTAAGATACAAATATATTCTTAAACCAGGAATTGCAACAAATCCTATTATTCCAACAACAAGAGATTTTTGTAAAACTCTAATCAACCGTAATTACGTTTGGAGAGTTGAAGATATGGACGCAACACAGAATGACTTTGGTCAATCTGCGATGGTATGGAGAGGTGGATACAATTGTCGTCACGTGTGGAGTAGAATTAAGTACAAAAAAGATGCAACAATTACAAACAAAGCGTCTGTTAATAAAGGTAAGGTTTTAGAAGGTGGTTTTCCAAATGATATTGACCCTGACCCAAGAGTTTTAGGTTATCCTGAACCAGATACGGTTACAAACAAAACGTTAGGTAATCCATCACCATCTACAATTAAGAATTTAGGTTTATCAAAAGAAAAAATGGAAATTATTCCTCCAAATGTAAACGTATATGGTTACCATACGAGATTCTTCCAAATATGTCCTGGCGCACAAGCTACCTTTGAACATCTAATATCTATGGATAATGATGATGATACCAAAGGAATGATTAGAAGTGCTGCACAGGTTGCTGATAATGTGTTTAGAATTGAGGATGAAGTAATCAAAGCAGAAAGTGCAACAGAACATCAATATGAAGAGGCGGTTATATTGGTAGACGACTTTAAAGATATTATTGGTGAGATAGATAAGATTAGTGGAATGAAACACGATATATCTTATATGGATGGTCATATTGACAAGATTGAGGAATATCTACAGGAAGATATGGGATATGATGTTAGTACAATCACAGGATATGTTGACCAAGGTATTAGAAAGAAAAAGAAGAAAAGAGATAACTATGAGTCTTATTCAGATTATCCTGATAGTGTTAAAAATAACGCTAAAGCAGTATTAAAATATGTTGAAGAAAACGGATGGGGTTCTTGTGGAACTGACGTGGGAAAACAGCGTGCAAACCAATTAGCTAAGGGTGAACCCATCTCGGAAGACACGATACGTAGGATGTACTCTTATCTATCAAGACACGAGGTAGACTTACAATCAAGTAAGGGATATGGTGATGGATGTGGTAAGTTAATGTATGATAGTTGGGGAGGTAAGTCAGCTCTAAGTTGGGCTGAGTCTAAAATCAACGCTATTGACAGAGAGAAAATGTCATCACAGAAGTTCCAAACTGATGATGAAAAACGTATTGTGGTTGGACCAGCTATGGTTCCTGACCTTAAAATATTCCGTAAGGATAAAAAGGGTAATCCATATTATGTTACATTCAAAGAAGACACAATCAAGATGATTGCTGACAAGTATATGAGGAACAAGTATATTGACAATAACGATACCGAACATAACGGTAGAGCCGCAGAAGATGTATATGTTTATGAAAGTTGGATTAAGGAAAGTCAGGAAGACAAATCAACCAAATATGGTTTTGGTGACTTACCAATTGGGACTTGGTTTGTTAGTATGAAGGTTCGTAACCCAATCGTATGGGAAAGAATAAAGAAGAAAGAATTAAACGGATTCTCGGTATCAGGATTCTTTGAAGAGATTGAACAGTTCAAGATGGAACAACAATTCTTAAAAGAACTTGCTGAGATATTAAAAGATTTATAGTCTAATAAATATAATTTATATTTCTATATATAAACCAATAAATAAAAAACAAATAAATACGTATGTCAAATCCAAAAAACGCTATTAGTCAAATTAAAAATTTGATGAAACAATATGGTTTCTTGAATGACGAACCTACTTTGCAATCTTTCAAATTAGAAGATAATACAATTGTTGAAACTTTAAAACTTAAAGCTGGTGAGAGAATTACCAAAGTTAATGACGAGTTTAACAGAGTAGCATTAGAGTCAGGTTCTTATCGTCTTGTAGAAAACTTTGAAATTGAAGTTAAAGAAGGTAAGATTATGTCAGTTAAAGAAATTTTTGTTGACGCAAAATTAGTAGACGGTACTGTTGTTAAGGTTGAAGGTGAAGAGGTAGTTGAAGGTGCAGCTGTTAAAGTTGTAACTGAAGACGCTGAACTTCCTGCACCAGACGGAGTACACGAATTAGAAGGTGGAATGAAAATTGAAACCAAAGACGGTGTTATCGTTAAGATTGAAGAAAAAACTGAAGCAGGTTACAGTTACAAAGAAAAAGATATGGAAGATGTTGAAGTTCCTGTCGAAGTACCAGCTGAAGTTGCTCCTGTTGCACAAGAAGTTGTGGAAGCAATTGTTGAAGCTTTAGTTCCATTAATGGATGAAGTGAAAGTTCTTGTTGAAGAAATGAAAAAGATGAAAGAAGGTATGAAAGAAATGAAAAATGACTTTAATGCTTTCAAGAAACAACCAGCAGGAAAGAAAATCTCTGACGGTAAAACAGATTTTAATAAAGAAGAAAAATTAGACTCAGTAGATGCAAGAATCGCTTCTATTATGAGTATGAGAAAAAAATAAAAAACATTTAAAAAAATAAGAAAATTATGAAAAATTATTCAAAACAAGATTTTGAGTACGTAGTAAGTTCAATTACTGGTTTTACAGACCAAACTTCTACTGAATTGATGATGAAAGCTTTAGTAGGTGGAACTACCGCTAAAGTATCTAATGTAAAATTAGGTATCAAAGGTACTCAACAAATTCAAATTTTAGACAGTACTCCAGCATTCCAAAAAGGTGCTTGTGGATGGTCTGCAAGTGGTACCACATCATTCTCTCAAATCTCTCTAACAGTATGTCCTGAGAGAATTAACGAATCACTTTGTCCTGATGCGTTATACAGCACTTATCAGTCATTACTTTTACAAAAAGGTGAGACTGAAGAATCAGTTCCGTTTGAATTACAAATTGCTGAATTGAAAGTAAAACAAATTCAACAAAGAATTGAACAAAAATTATGGCAAGCAACTACATCAGGTGGTGATTGCTTTAACGGTTTCAAATCATTAATCGTAACAGGTGCAACATCTGTAGCGGCTTCTGCATCAGGTACAACTTTCTCTCCAACTGCAGCTTACGGTTCAAATGGTAACCCAATCACTGAAGTAGATAAGTTAATCTCTGCTTTAGATGATAATGCACAAGCTATGGAAGACTTAGTAGTGTTTATGTCTTACGCTAACTACAGATTGTATGTACAAGCGTTAACTAAAGCTAACTTCTTCCAAAACTACATCGGTTCTTCAACTCAAATTGGTGGTGAAGCAAACGCTTTCGCGGTACATCCAAACTCAACAGTTAAAGTTTATCCTACATTAGGATTGAACGGTTCTGGTAAAGTTGTAATCGGACCAGCTCAGTATTTCGTAGTAGGTTTCGATGCTCTAAGCGACCACGAAAAATTAGATATGTGGTGGTCTCGTGATAACGATGAAATTCGTATCAGAGGTAACTACAACTACGGTGCAGCTTTAGTTACATTCAGTGGAGTTAACTACTTCGCAACAAACAACATCGCTTAATTAACGATATAGAAACAGGGAGGTGAAAGTCCTCCCAAATTTTAAAATAAATAAACAAAACAATTAATATAAAATAATATGAGTTGCTATATATCAGAAGGAATTTCTTTAAATCAGTGTTCAGATTCTATAGGTGGTATCCAAAAGATTTATATCGCTGGTGGTACAGGTACAACAGTGGGTGGTGTGACAGGTTTCACATATACCGCTGATGACAGTATCTCAGGTGCTACTAGTGCTACTGGTACAATCTTCTACGGATTTGAATTAAAAAGAGGAACCTCCCAACTTACTCAGAACATCCAAAAGTCATTTGAGAACGGAACCGTTTTCTATGAACAATTATTGGAGGCGGTAATGTATAAATACGATGCTTCAAAAAGAGCTATCATCGAAAACTTAGCACAAAAAGATAACTTACAAGTTATTGCAATTGACCAAAACGATACCGCGGTAATGTTAGGTCAAGTGAGAGGTATGTATGTATCTGCAGGTGCTTTAACTTCAGGTTTGGCGTTAGGTGACCGCAACGGCGTGAGTTGGACAATGACGGGCCAAGAGCCAGTTCCTGCTAGAGTTATTGATGGTACAGGTTCTACAGTTCTTGCACAATTGCAATCTGTTTTCTCAGGTGCTACATTCGTTGGATAAACTATCTTGATGATTTATTCATCAACTATCTATATATCCTACTAAAAGAGGGTCTTCGGACCCTTTTTTTTGTTTTATACCGATTCACTTTTACTTTTTTTATATTTACTATATATAGACAATAATATGCTTATACTAAATAAAGGACAGCAAAACGAATTAGTGTTAAACATTAACAATAATTCAAGAACAGATTTTACAGGTTATACTTTAACATTCACACACGTGGTTTCACAGGAAACCAAATCATATGTTATTAGTACATCAAATCCATTACTCTACGCAGAGAATGACAGGTATTGTGAAATTATATTGAACTTACAAAACTCAGGACAAGACTTAAATTATCTCGGTCAATATCAATTATATATTTATGGTAATGGAACCAATTTGGTTTATACAGGAATGGCACAATTAAATGGTTCAGAAGAATCAACACCATTCACTGAATATATTTCACCAAATGAAGATAATGAGAACTTTATATACATACAAGATTAATTATGAGCGAAGAAAAACAAAAATATCAATTAAGTAGGTCTAATTTTAGACAAGAACCAATCTTACCACGTTTCTCTGAATTATTTCAAAGAGTACCTTGGGTATATTATGGTGAAAATAACTTGATGCCACAATATCTAATTACAAGATATAACAATAGTGCTATCCATAAGTCAATTGTAACAAGTAAGGTAAATCAGATTATGGGTGATGGGGTTGTTTCATTAAATAATCCTATGGCCAGTATAAACCTTATCAATAAAAAAGAGAACGTTGAAGAGGTTATGAAGAAATGTGCGTTGGACCTTGTTCTATTTGGTGGATATGCGTTGAATGTAATTTGGTCAAGAGATAGAGAAACAATTGCTGAGATTTATCATTTAGACTTTAGTAGAGTTAGAGTAGGTAAAATTAACCCTGAAACAGATGAAATTGAAAAATACTATTATTCGGCTGATTGGTCAAACATTAAAAAGTTCCCTGTTGAAGAATATGATACATTTAATCAAGAAGATGGTGAACCATCTCAAGTCGTTTACTACAAACAATATCAACCAAGCAATAGCTATTATCCTAATCCAGATTATTCTGGTGCTTTGGCTGCTATTGAAATTGATGTAAACATTAAGGAGTTTCACAGTAACAATTTAAAGAATGGTATGTTACCATCACTTTGGATAGACTTTGTGAATGGTATCCCTGATGAAGAAAATCAAAGAATTATGACAAGAGCGTTGGAAGAACAATATTCTTCAGTTAATAACGCTGGTCGTCCAATTATATCTTTCAACGAAAGTCCTGAACTTTCACCAAGAATTACACAAATCCCTGCAAGTTCAAACGATGGTTATTATCAAGCAATCTACGATGACATTATTAGAACCATTTTAAGTGGTCACAGAATATCTTCAGGTGAGTTGTTTGGTATTAGTACTTCAGGTAAATTAGGTACTCGTAATGAGATTGTAGACCACTCAGAATATATTCGTAAGATGGTTATTATGCCGTATCAACACGAACTATTACCAACATTTAATAAATTGGTAAGTCTTAAGACACAAACTCCAACCACATTTGAAATTAAACCATTATCAATCTATGAAGTTGGTGATGTGGTTGAACAACCAATAGTTGAGAATAAACCAGAACAACCAACACAAATATAACATTATGGGTGTATTATTAATATCAGAAACTAAACTAAAACAATTTACAAATATCAATAAGAATGTTGATATGGACGTTTTACGTGCTGAGGTACAAATAACTCAGGATACAGAATTGCAACCATTATTGGGTACTAAATTTTATCAACATTTATTGGACCAAGTATCTTCTACAGGTAATACGTTTAATTCTGATGAACTTACTTTGGTGAACGACTATATCGCACCATATTTGATACAGGCAAGTTATTTCAGAGCTATCCCTCATCTACACTACAGAACGATGAACCGCTCAATAATTGAAGGGCAGACTGAGGGAGGTTCACCTGTAGATTTGGAAACTATGAAGTATCTTCGTTCAATCCAAAAACAAACTGCGGACTTTTATAAGATGAGATTACAAGATTGGTTAATCACAGGACGTGGACAAAACTTATATCCACAATATCTTCAAACAAGTACAATAGATGGCTTAATTCCCGACAAATCGGCTAAATACAATAATCCAATCGTTTTAAATCATACCAGTCGTTACGGATACGCTTATAGAGGACACGGAGGAAATGGTATGATGGGTAACTTACCATCTTATTCAGAGATACAAAGTTCTAACCCTGATTGTTACGATTGCTACTAACCCAAGAAAATGAGCACAGAAATATTATTACTTATATCAAACGCACTAACAGGTATCGCAGGTTTCTTTGTCGGTAAAAGACGTAGTGACGCTGAGACGGACAATCAAGTTCTTCGTAACCTTGAATTATCTATTAGTTTGTATAAGAACATTATAGACGATTTAAAAGAGGAAATACACAGTTTAAATTTAAAAATACAAGACCTTGAAAAGAAGGTTGAGGAATTATATAAAGAGAACAGACATTTAAAACAAAAAGGATTATGATATTGGAATTACCTAGACCTACAGCACAAGAACTTGCACCCTTTAATAAGAATCTTTATTACGAAAGAATGTTGAATATTGATTATACAAAGAAGTATAAGATGACACAATCTGAGTTTTTAAATTGGATACATCATAACTATTCAAGTGTATTGTTGGAAGGTAAATCAATAAATTCACAGCAACTTAAAAAATTAGGATAATGAAAACAAATGAAAGATTTAATTTAATCAGAAAAATAAAATTGAACTTGTCTGACGTTAAACCCAACAAAGAGAAGTATGAAGATGAGGGATTAGAAGGTGCTTGTTGGGAAGGTTACGAACCATACGGTACAAAGATTAGTGAAGATGGTAGAGAGGTACCAAACTGTGTTCCTGTTGAAGCTAAGAAGGTTAAACAAGGTTTCCCAATCCCTTCACCTGAAAGTGGTGAAGAACAGGATAAATACATCTCAAGATGTATGGAAGCTATTGGAAATGAATATGATACACAAGAACAAGCGTTAGCCGTGTGTTACGCCCAACTTGAAAAATAAACTAAACGTATTGATTGAGAATGTCTAACGGCTAAACGGCTGTTAGACATTTTTTTATGCTTAAAATTTTTTTTTAGAATTATTTGGAATATTCAAAATATCGCCGTTACTTTGTGGAAACAAAAACGGGGACAGGTATCTGAACATAAAAAGTTATGAAATTAAAAGAAAAAGTAAAAACAGCGGATTTAATGGGTATTGGTTATTATTACAAACAAGACACACCCAAAGGATATGCGTGGTTCCAAATTGAAGGTCAGGGTCCATTATGGGACATTACACTTGGACAACACAAACAAATTGAAATTTGTTTCAAAGATGAAATGAGATTACTTGAAATTGGTAATCATAAAGATTGTAAAACATTACTTGAATTTCAACAATTAACAAAAGACAGATGTGAGGCATTAATTGAACATTTTCAAAAAATGGTTGGTTATCCAAATGGTAAACCGATGGAACAAGAATTTATGAATATTGAAATTACCAAAGAGGTAATGCAGATTATTAGTTTAATTAATATTCAAATCTATTATATGTCGCAGTGGGAAACTATTCCTAATGATGAATATAATGGTATGAATTACGTTTACAAAAATCTTCAATTAAAATAAAAAGTTATGAAATTTATAAACGACTTAAACAAGTTAGTTAACACTATTGACAAGGTTGATAAGATGTTAACAGAAAAACCAAAACGTACAAGAACAAAATCTTTTACAAAACAATTTACAGAAAAAGAATTAAATCTTTTATCTTTATCTTTACATTATTATCATTCAAACAATTATTGGAGAATGAAAGAAGATGAATTAAATGTTTATAATCTAATCAAAAACAAATTAAAATAAAAAGTTATGAAAGCGATAGAATTACACGAACAAGTAAATTCAAAAATTAAAGAAATTTGTCAGTTATTAATTGACGGTAGAGAAAAATATAAATTATCAGTTACCGATTTAACTGAAAAATGTATATTAGATTTAG